TAGTAGTATGCTCCTTGAAAAGCAATCAAGAAAAATCAAATGTGAGGTAGTATGTGTTGAGGTAGAATAGGGGAGGGGTAGTGGGTGAGGTAGTCTTGTTGTAGGTTAGCAATGCGAAAGCAGAAGCAAGCCAGGAATGAAATTTACATCTAATGACATAATATGATTGTTAGTAAATCTTAACCTATAAACCTTAACATACTAACTTAACACAACTATTTAACTACAATTACTTAACCTAAAAATAGCCAATCAATCAGTGATATCATATAGCTAATTCCTCATTAACATATGATTATAAAAAACTTAACAACTAAATACAAACTAACCCACCTCCCATTTCCCTTAGTGCAAATACAATGTAGTGGCCCTTTAACCCTAGTGCAAAAATGGTAATGAACCCTTACCCATAGTTAGTAACCAACCCCATTAACTGCCCTTATAATAAAACCCTATTAATCACATTAAGGATAGGTCCTGAGATGATTAATATGTGGCACAAGCCCGGAAAGTCTTTCTTCAATCATGATTTCATTAAGCACCTACAACTTAAGTGGCTCTTGGTTGGAGATCTCCTTCACCTTAGTATCGATCAGAGATTGTGCTAGCTGCCTGAGTTCAGGGTCCATATCATCACCAAGATGGAAGTGATTCACAGCTTCTTTACCCCATGATAGCATGTAAAGGATTATGATCTTCTGGTCCAGTTGGATTCCCATAGATTGTGTCCTTCTTAGGTATGATTGGTAGAAGGCAGATTTTTTCTTTAGCTTCTCTTCTGCAGTCCCTACAGATTTAGATGCCATGATGGTATTACGCATGTCCTGAAGGATAGAAAAAAATGCACCAAGTTCCGGTACCCCTGCAACATACAATGCAGTTGGAGGGCACCGGTCAGGTGCACATGCAAACACCCAGACTGAATGGGGTGTTGCAATCTCTGTAAACAAGGTAGCAGACTCGGTCTCAGCATGGTCTATCAAATCGATAATATCTTGAACCTTAGATTCATTGACTTGTCTCTGTCTGTTCAGAAAATACATCTTATTGGTAGACATGAAGGCTTCTGAGGCGACCTTTGGCTTAGGTAAGAATGGACACTCTGCAGCCAGAAACTCTTCTATCCGATCCATCCAATCCTTTACAAAGAAGCCAAATCCAATTACTCCCATTACAGGACTTATTATATTTCGGGCTTTGACCTGTGCTGGAAAAAGGCCACAAGCAATTGTCCTAAATCGTCCTGGCGTGATTTCTTCAGCCTTCATAGTGGACTGTGCAGTTGGCATTGAGACGTAAAGGTGTTTTGGTTTACGTATCCCATTGACTTCTTCAAAGGAAGAATCATCCTTAAACCTTATCCTGGTCCCTTTGTTGTCTTTCACAGTTTGTCTCCCACGGGTTGACAGCATGTATAAGGCCTTTAGGATGATCGGAATTGCAAACCCTAAGATGTATGCTCCTATAGCCTTCCAATCAGCAGTCTGTCCACTCGGTTCTTCCAAATCAATTGAATTAACATCCAGGACATTCCCATATCTCAGAGATGATTTTTCCTTTAGATGATCATCAGGCTCAAGCCCTGTTGGATCAACTGGTTTTGTAGCCAATTTTTGAGCTGCCACCAAATCTGCAAGTTGCCTCTTAAGTTCTCCGAGTTTGGTCTCCAATGTAGACACAGCTGCCCGTCTACTTTGTAGTGTGCTCTTGTTAACGTCATCCGGGTCCACCTCCACTGCCTTCTCGGCATCCTTAAGCTTTTGCCGAGCAGTCACGAGCTGTTGTTCGTGTGCTGTGATGTTTTCCTGCAATTCTTGGAGGGTGCTCATTCCAGCTTTCGCAGCAGTAGCTTCTCAAGGAGTCTACTACTA